GCGGCGATGGCGAATATGCCAAATGCCCCCGACGCGATATTGACAGCCGCCGTAGCACCAGCGGACGATGCTGCAAAGGTATTGACCAGCCTATTCAACCCGCCCAAGCCACCAAGCGATGAAAGTGCTCGCACTCCGGCGATCAATCCCGCTATCTCTGTACCCGTTTTGATTAAGTTGTCTGGTAGCTTTCCAAATGAAGAGACAACACTTTGCGTAGCTGGAATCAAATCCTTGCCAATCGTTTGTCCGATGTCTTTGAATCGATTGGTTAAAATAGCAAGTTGACCCGATAGAGTTGCGCCTTCTTTTTCTGCCAATCCTCCATACCGTCTTCGTAGTTCATCAAGTAGTGTGCCGTGCTTTTCGAGTTCTCGAATTTGCGCTGCCGTTAGGCCCGTAATGATGGCGAGCGGACGGGCCAATCCCTGTTGCGCTCTTCCAACCGCGAAGGCGGCTTGAGCTACACCCGTTCCTGTTGCGGCAGCAAGGTCTTGAGCCACCCCTAATACCTTGAACGCATCTGCCGAGCTTCGTGTTGTACGAAGAATCGTATTTAACGCGCCTAGAAGTTCCGTCTGAGAAAAGCGCGTGAATCGAGAGAAATCCTGTGTTAAATTCGCCGCTGCCCGCGCGGCAACTCCCCCGGCTTCACCGAGAGTTGTAAACCGATTTGCCAGAATAGCAAGCGCACGATCCTGTTCTATCGCACTAGCAACAAATCTCTGAAAACCTGTTGCGGCGAATGCCCCGGCTGCGATAGTCCCGATGCTGCCGATGGTCCGTTCTAGGTCAGTAGATGCCGTATCGGCTTCTTTGAGTCCAGATACGAAACGTCGAACTTCCTGGGCTGCATCTCGAAAGCCGGTTTTATCAAGTTGTGATACGATTCTGAGTGAAATTTGCGATGGCATGGTTAAGGTGTTGTTCTGATAGAAACTGATCGATCTTTGATACCGGCCCGCCCCGCGTCAGCTTTTATTTCATCAATTAAAGCGGCGGCCAGAGTCAGATATTGCTCTTGCGTTAGTGCGTCTATTGAATCGGCTTCATACAACCTTAACTCGTAGGAGCGAGCAACCCGAAGCCGCGAGAGAAAGGATGCGCTCCTTACGAGTTTTTTCTTTCGTCCTCAGTTAACACGAAACTATCGGTGTAAAGCTGTGTGAGCGCCAACAACGTCTGTTCATCAAGGCGCGTCACATCGGTCTGCGCTCGGAAATACGACTCCTTATGCTTGCCGCGCTGACGAGTTGCCAAGAATGCGAGTGCGGATAACTGCGCCTTATACATAACAAAAAGCTGAACATCGTCATCGAATCCCATCTTCTGACTCTGAAGTACGGTTTCACGGACAAATCCCTGAACCATTAGCTCATCAGACGGGCTTAATGGAACAAGGGCCGCAGAAATCGTGTCTTTCTTCAGTTCTTCGATTTTCTGTTCAGCTAGTTTAATTTGATCGGCAGAATCGCCGCGCTCTTTAAGTTTGATGACTACATTTTCAAGTCCTTCAATAGCTGTTTTGTTGTTACAGACTTCAATATCGAGAAACTTCCTGGCAAGTTTTGCCTGTGCGCGAGATGCAAGAATCTCTGCGCTAACTTGTTCGTCTTGTACTTCTTTGTTATCCATTTATTCCTCCCGATCCCGAAAGTTAATTTGCAGTTTGCCCATTCCTAAACGCAGTAAAAAAACAGAGGAAGCCCAAAGCGAATTGTCGGGATAGCAATTCGTTTGAATACGTGGGCGGCGTTTTGGCTTCCTCTGCGTAAGTGGCTTACGAATCAAGATAAGCCGAGTAAAACTCCCAAATATCTGTAGCAGCGGGCGATTCATCCAGCGTGATTGTAGTCGTATCCATCGATGACACAGCGGTAAAGCCGGTCGTGACTGCAACACCATTTTTCACAGCTAGAAGAACAAGCGCACTATCACCATAAGGATTTCCCGTGATTGCCACAGCGTCTTTCGCTAGATCAACGTCGTCATCCCCCGAATCCCAAGCAGAATCTTCCCACGAGTTCGGAGGAATACCCTGCGCGTATACTCCTGAATCCGGTGACGCCGCAAGAACACGAGTGTACAAAATTGCTGCGCCTTTTAGCCGATAAGCGTTCAAACAAGAACCATCAACCGTAACCTGAGATTCTTCACGCACCGGTTCAGTTGTTGAAACGCCGCTGGCCTTAAATCCGTTGATTAGCACACTCTGAAAAATCTTACCCGTCGTTTCTCGTTTAATGTTGAGAAACAAGTTGGTCGCTAACAAAGTCGACGGATCATACAGAACTACAGTGTCTGTCGGATCGCGGTCGTTCAACATCGCATCAACTAGGTTACTATCCGAGTCAAAATAACTAAATCGAACCGTGACACCGTCGAACACGTCGATAATCGCAGCGGTTGCCGGATTGTCGAACTCAAACAGTTTCCGTTCGGTATACTGCGGGTTGTAGTCAAATGATTGAGCCAACGGTACACGAACTGCGCCATGTGAAAAACTCACCATTTCGAGCTTGATTCTTTGCCCAACAATCAATTCTGGCATTGTATACTCTCCTTTTCTTTTCTTAGTGCTTAAACCAGGTGACTTGCTTTTCGGATAACCCAAGCCTTTTTCAAACTTTCTCTCGCTTCAGGAGAAGCCTTACGACCTAAAAGAGCTTTACGAATCTTTTCTCCGGTATCGAGTGGTCGCTTTTTACCTAGCCAATAACGCTTAGACTGAATACGTCCTTCTCGATAAGCTTGTTTTAGCGAATCACTAACCTTCAACTTAGAAATTTCTGAATTTTTACGTCCTGTTTGTGCAAGACTTATCTTTGTTCGAGTCTCGACGGTCGGAATGTACGATTTACGTTTCTCCCTTAATTTAGCTTTTGTTTCCTCAGTGTGATGTTTCCCGAGCATAGGCGCAATCTGATTCTTCCTAGCAGTACGAAGTTTTTGCTTTGACTCTTCAGATAAAAGACTTATACCTATTCGTCCGCCCTTTCCGCCATTCTCAATATTAGTCAACGAGGCACCTTCTGCTCGTAACCTACCGATCCAGTAGCACTCTCGTTCTTGCCACATATCTTCGGATACATCTTCAATTAGAGATATAACAGGCTTTTGATTATTTTGCATCAGCCCTTTAATCCAATTCCATTTGTGAGTTTTTGATTTCTTGCTGCAATGTTGTTTGAGTCGAAATTCCAACGGATAATCAGTCTTTCCAACATATCGAATTAGATTTGTATTCGGATCAATTAGAGCGTAAATTTTTGACATTTACGCAATTTCGTCCCAGAAAATTCTAGCAAGGATTCGATACCGTTTTATTTGTTGGTCTGCCTGATCCACGATAAACTTTTCGTTAATCGCGTTTGATGCGCGGTCGACATAAATCACACCCACAGTCGGTGTCATATCATCATAATAATCCTTGAGTAGAATCGACGGAACGGCCAACCCCGATTCGTCGGCTTTACTGTCGCCCGCGTTAAGCAGCGCATACATGACAAGATCGCGCAGTTCGCGGACAACTTGTTCTGCGTTTGCCGTTTCTGCCGTATCTTTTGCCCAACAATTTATTTCAATAAGCGTTTGGTTTCTAGTGCCTTTGATCCAATTACCATCCGCGTCTGTACCAAGCAAGCGATCAAAAGCGCGTTCTCCTGGCGTAAACAGCCCAACATCTGTAACTGAAATTGACGGAAATAAAAGTGCGGCTAATGGGTATCCAAAGAACCACCAATGGGATTTTCCCGCTGGTAGCGCAGTTAGTGTTCCATTATGAACTACGCCCGATCCAACATTGTCGATGAGGAAATGGTTGATGCTGGTTAATAGATTAGCCTTGCCTGTTTTAGGTTTATTCATTGCATCGATTGACGTTTGGGATTTTAGCGTTTTGTCAGACATTAGGCAGCAGGCTCTTCGAGTACATCCGGCTCAACCAGTTCGCCATCGTTGGCCGCGATTTTATAAAACCAATCAGTAAAAATCTTTTCAAACACGAGCTCCGTTTTATACCGAGCAAGTTCAACAAAATACCGCCCCGGTATGGCAGATGTACCTTCTTCGAGGTAAAAACCGTGCGGGGTGTTGTTGATAATCGTTATATCAAACGGAGACGGCGCTTCAAACGCCGATTCAGATTTTCCTTGCTGAATGGCACTTTCCTCAATATGGTAGGATCGCCCCGGCGCTTTGTCGGCCAGCGAGAGATCGTACAGTTGACGTGAGTAATCGATCTGGTTCTTGTCTAGCCATGAAGTCCACCCGCCGCGCAGTTCTCCGGTATCAATCGGCGTTACACGAATTAGATATTTGTGCGCCTCGAATACGACAGCACCAAATACCTTCTTAGCGGCCTCTTCAAATCGATCACCCAATGCTATGATTTTCTCCACTTCGTCAGGATTGGCAACCTCAATTCTAACCAGTAGGCCACCGGCCATTTAATCACCAACTTTCCTCATTGTATAACTAAACAGCCACGTCCTCCCTAGCAAAGTTTCCGGCTGTCTCTTGCCAACAACGCGATACTCGTTGTTTTGCCATAAAACTCGATCACCAATATTGGCCGTTTTGTCAATCACTTCCTTGAGTGTTTCGTCTAGTTGCACCTTTATATCACCAAGCGCGTATAAACCGCCCGACTGCATGACATCAACTTGTGTGATAGATTCAATGATAGCGCGTGTGGGAAGATGCCTGAACACATAGGACGGACTGATACCTCTCGCGGGATCGCCGGGATTTACTCCCGTAATGAATTTCACCACAACAGGTTCGCCTATTTCCAGTCGGCCCTCCTGATTGGATGATTTAATCAATGCACGATCTGCTGCGCGTCCGCGAGGCATTAGGATAACCTATTCGTCGTATTTTGAAACCGTAGTAGATGAATTTCTTCTTTCAGTTGTTCCTCGTTGCTCTTAATCAGCATATCGAAATGGCTCGGTACGGCATCTTTGCTAATAGATCGTCCAGCAATATTGATAGCAAAGTAGTCGCGTGTTTCGTTCATCAGGTTCCGAAGCACGTTCGTTTGGAAACGGCGTTGGATCACGGAGTTGTATTCAGCAGGTACACTCGTCGCGTCGATTTTTCGATAGATCAGATTAGCGATCTCTTGCACCGTCAGAGACATGAGTGTGTCCAAGGTTGCATCCGTCAAGGGTTGATAAAAATAATCAGTACGAATAATATCGGTTGTACCCGTTCCCAACGTAATTTCACCGAGCGCATGGTTGATCGTATAATCGGTACTAAGAAATTGCAAAATATCCGCTCCGGTGTTATCAATACGCCGTACTCGCACTTTCGGCTCCGCCAATAGATTTTGGTTACGAGTCACGTACACATTTCCAGTTGCCGCCTTGTGATCTAAGTCTTCGTCAATGATTTCAACCGCAAGGTTAGACAGCAACCCGTTCATAGCGTCCGCAAGCAAGATGCTGCTGGTGGTCGTAATCAAGGTTGAAGATGTAATTAGTTTGTCTCTCGTTGTCATGGTTTAGGCCGTTTCATCCCGCAAGTCACTTCTCAGCAGCTTCGAGAAGAAGTCGTTCATATCTTCCTGTGTCATCAGTTCGAGTGTCTTGTTTTCGCTTAACGTGTAGTTTGCCACAATACTTGTGTAGGCTTCGGTCAGCCGCCGGAGTGCGGGATGTGCTTTCCATTTGATAACCGCGATTCGTTCGTCAACCAGGGTATCGCTCGATTCTTCATAGCGAATTACTAACGCATCTTTAGTTAGCTCAACCGATGAAATCACACGCATTTTAGATAGTCACTCGTTTATACGGTTTCAAAAGAGCATACGCCTTCTCTTCGAGATACTTAATCGTACCGGAG